GATAAAGAAGAAGACAATAAAAAATAAAGTATTAGAGTATTTTGGGATAAAGAAATCACCTTTCACAATAACAAAAATCAAACCAAAAACATCAATACAAATTCTAAAAGAGAAATTCCATAACAAAGTAATCCTTTTGTATTGGAAAATAAAAAGCGCCGTAAGACAACGTATTAAAAGAAAAAACGCCATTAAAGCATTTTATTACTCACAAACAAAGGATGATTAAAGCATGAATTACATTGAAATGAATTACATTGAAATGAATTATATTAAATACTTACTTACCTGGTACAAACAATTTGGTTTTTGCTTGTCTGTAAAATATACAAAAAAATATGTTAACCCCTATCTTTTTCAGTATGCAGAAAAGTTTTTTAAAAAACGCACTGTTTATTACAGACTTGTTGGTCCAATTAAATTTTATAAATTAATGATTGAACAGCGCAAATGGATCGAAGCAGCCAGAGCTAAAAGAGTTAAAAAATCTGTTAATTATTCAATTCAATATTGATCAATAACCAATAACAAGGAAAACCAATGAGAATCACACCCTTAGGCGCAGTCCCGCCTGCACCAGCGCCAGCAAACACACAAGTAGGCGTAAAACCAGAAGTAAAAGCCAAAGTAATTGCAATGATAACCGGCCAAGATGTTAAACAACAAAACGTTAACCACTCCATTGACCCTAATAACATTTCGGTAGAAGAATTAAGCGCGGTAAAAGGTCAAAACCTTAACAAACCTGTATCTAATGAAGAACAAGTAGAAACTGTTCAAGAAGTACAGGCTCAAGAAGAAACTCTCCAAGAAAAGCCTAAAGTAGATCCAGCCCTTAGTAGACAGTTCGCCCAGCTCGCTCGCCAAGAAAAAGCACTTAGAGCTAAAGCTCAACAACAAGAACAGGCTATAAAAGCCAAAGAAATGGCTTTAGCTGCCAGAGAAGCCGAATTAAACGGCAAATCTTCATTTGATGCGTCAAAATACGTGTCATTAGAAGAATTTAAGGCCAACCCTTTAAAAGTAATGGCCCAAACTGGCCTGTCTTATGACGAGCTCACTCAACAACTCCTTAATGTACCCGGTACAGACCCCCGTACAGAAGCCGTTATAAGCCGTTTAGAGGCTAAAATAGCAGCTTTAGAGGAAAGCGCTGAGTTGGGTAAGAAGTCCCAAGTAGAACAGCAACAACAAACCTACCAAGCAGCGGTAAAACAAATCACAGCTGATGTTAGGAACTTGGTAAAAATGGATCCAAACTTTGAAACTATCAGAGCCACAAACTCTGTATCAGATGTTGTAGAACTTATAACAGAAACCTTCAACAAAGAGCAAATACTTTTGTCAGTTGAAGAAGCAGCTCAACAAGTAGAAGACTACTTGGTAGAGGAAGCAATGAAATTAACTAGAATTGGAAAAATCAAGAGCAAGATCGGACAGTCCGGCCAGACAGTTCAATCCAAAACGCAGACACAAGCTCAAAAACCCGCAGCTACCCCTCAAACTAAGACCCTTACCAATGCCATTGGCAGCACGAGGCAGATGACGACTCGTGAAAGAGCTATAGCAGCAGCGGAAGGTAGACTGAAATAGTCAGCTAAACCTTACAAGTAAAGCCTGAAAGTAAGCATAACCTGACAAACCAACGACATCATAGGGATGTTATTTGGTGCTTAAACTAAACTTAATAAGGAGTTACAGCAATGGCTGCAACTTATGCAAATAGCGCGAATCAAATCGCAGCTTTAAAAGAATTATACGTAGACGATAAAGAGTACATGAAGGATCTCGTGTTTTAATTTGTGCCGAGATATACTAACCCGTTAAATTGACAAAGAAAATCCTTTTTTGGCATTAGTTCCAAAGAACGAAAGCCCAGACGGATTTGCGGGAAAGTACATCCCTAGAGAAATGGGGATGATAAACCAACCAAAAACGGTGGAGGCTGAGACGCTAATACCGTGCTAATCTCAAGGTGTAACGACTTTGAGACAGTGTAGAGCGTAGTACTTGAAACTACTGATAAAGTAGAATAAAATAGTACCAAGAGTGGTAGGCAACTTTTAGGAGTTGAAAATGTACGCCGAACTTAAGCTAATAGTATGCGAGGACTGTAAGCAGGAAAAACCCACAAGGTTTTATAAGACTGCGAAAAAGTGTCAGGGTTGTTCTAAAGAAGCTTGGAAAAAAGCTAAAGCAGAACGAAGAGCCGCAAAAAGAAAAGCGGACCCTGAAAGTCACAGCAGGTTAGATTTTGAGTCCGATCTCATGAAAAACTATGGCATAACCGCCGCTCAGTACGATGAAATGTACGAAGCTCAAAACGGAAAATGCGATTGTTGCAAGAGACCGGAGGCAGAGTTTAAAAGAGGTCTACACGTAGATCACGACCATGTGACCGGCCAAGTAAGAGCGCTTCTATGTACGAAATGTAACCCAGGATTAGGGTATTTTGACGACGACATAGAAAAACTTGAAATGGCTATAGCATACTTAAAGAAGTTTAAGAAGTAGAGATAACAACCTCTACGATAACAGGGCTAACTAGCCCATTTGGTTCCTCTTGAATATGGAACACCCCAAGGACGAAGCCACACTTTTAGCAACGCTCAAGCTCAACAAACACCGACAGCTTTAGTTAGCTTCTTCGTATATGTAATCGAAGACTATCAATTGGTTACTATCACTAACCTCTTGATGGAACAAACTAAAACTAACGCAGGTGCCTTCGTTGACGCTGCAAAGTTACAAATGGATGGCGGATTCCGCAACATCACTAACAACATCGCTTTTGAATTGTTTGGCTCTGGTACCGCTACACGAGGTATTGCAGCTGCCACTTCAACTCAAACTGGTGGAGTAGCTGTTGGTGGCGTAGTGCTTCCTTTGACTAACGCACAACAAATCGTAGCTTTTGAAGTAGGAATGCTTTTAGTTGCTTCCGCTACAGACGGCGGCGCTCCTTCTGCAGACACAGTACTTATTACTGCAGTAGATCGCGCTAACGGTATTGTAACTGGAACAGCTTCAGCTGCTACATTGTCTGCAAACTGGGCAATTGGCACTGGAATCGCTTATCTGTCAATCTCTGGAGATCTACCAACTACTGGTGCTGTTAACACAGGATCGTATTTGGCTCTTTCTGGATTGGCTGCTTGGCTTCCTGTTACTACTCCAGCTGTAAACGATAGTTTCTGGGGCGTTAACCGCTCTGCTGATCCTACTCGTCTTGCTGGTTGCCGATTTAACGCTACTGCCTATACAATCGAAGAAGGTTTGACTAATGCTTTGGCATTCTTAAACCGTGAAGGTGGAAAACCAGACCTTTGTGTCATGGATTTCGCTTCATATGCTTCACTTGTAAACGCTTTGGGCGCTAAAGTTCAATACGTTCAAGTCAACCACGACGAAGTAGAAGTTTCTTTCGAAGGTATCACATTCCAATCTGCTTATGGACGCGTAACCATTCTTGCAGATCGTTCGTGCCCTCCTCAAACTGCGTACCTCTTAACCATGAACACTTGGAAACTCCGATCACTCGGTAAAGTTCCACACATCTTGACTTATGGTATGGAGGGGTTAGAGGGATTGCGTGTAGGTAATGCTGATGCTTTAGAAATTCGCATTGGCTATTATGGAAATTTAATATGCTCCGCGCCAGGTTGGAACTGTGTAGTTCAATTAAGTGCTTAAGCTACTTTATAAATTAAATTAATTTAAAACCCTGTCTTCGGATGGGGTTTTTTATAAGTATTAAATTACATATAGGAATCAGGGGTTGACATTGATGATCAGATGTGTTACTTTTAATTATGGAGGTATTTATGATTATTTATAAAATAACAAACAAATTAATCGGTAAAACTCGCTCTGGGAAACCAGTATACGATCTGCCCGTTGAGACTACTAAAGAATCTCCCTTCAAAGTCATAGAGCATCCTAAGCATAAAGACTTTACTAATGAAGATCATTACGACGCAGCGAAACTGCATCGTTTAAGGAAAGAGAAACACGAAGGAAACAAAGATCAACGTGAGTTTACGGAAGAAGCAAAACAAAGGCATCACGAAAACAAAGCGTATACCTAAGCTAACTGATATCCGTTATTAAAGGCGATATACAGGTCTAAGTGGGCTTGTAACATTTCAGGTTTCTTCGTAGTCCCCAAGGCTACCAACCGATAAGTAACTAGGAGGAGTTATGACTTTACAATACAAAGACAGAGAAGTAGAAGCTGAATTAGACCGCAACCAAGATGGCTCTCGCTATATTGGAGCCGCCTACTACACAGATGGTGCTATGGAAGATCTAAACTCCGATGAGTTAGACGATCTCCAGAATGAAGTGTACGATATCATCAATGGCATGTGGGGATAATGACCCAATTTGAGACCGTTTTACAAAAAAGAGCCTAAAACCAACCGTCAAAACTAATTTACAAGTTTTTTGATTTTAAAACCCAGGGTCTAAAAATCCTGGGTTTTTTATTTGACCGTATTAAAAATCCATAGTACTCTGTTGTTATTAGGAGGACAAATGGGTGACGATTTAGTTCTATTACACGGCGATTGCTTATCAGTATTAAAAGATTTTCCAGATAACAGTATCGACAGTATAGTAACAGATCCACCATATGGCTTAAGCTTTATGGGAAAGAAATGGGACTACGATGTCCCATCTGTTGAAATTTGGAAAGAAGTCTTGCGTGTCTTAAAACCAGGCGGTCATGTTCTTAGTTTTGGTGGGACCAGAACTTATCACCGCATGGTTGTTAACATGGAAGACGCTGGCTTTGAAATTCGAGATCAGATTCAGTGGCTTTATGGAAGTGGGTTTCCGAAATCTCACAACATGCCAGGCGGCCTCGGTACCGCCCTTAAACCCGCAAACGAGCCAATCTGTTTAGCCAGAAAACCAATCTCAGAAAAAACAGTTGCAGCGAATGTTTTAAAACATGGGACTGGCGGGCTGAATATTGATGGAGCGCGGATTGGCACTGAAATGATTCAAGGTGGCCGTTCTGATGCAAGTTCATTTAATGTTTCGATAGGAGAAAAACCTCCAATGCACCAAGGCCGCTGGCCAGCCAACATAATCCTCGACGAAGAAGCTGCGGCGATGCTGGATGAGCAGACAGAAGGTAAACTTCACGGGGCTGGGAAACAACGTGAAGCTGAGTTGTTCAGAGTTTCGACCGGGGATTCGGGAATCAATTCTAAAGGAAAAAACGGCACAAACTTTCAGAGATTCGGCGACACAGGCGGCGCCTCCCGCTTTTTCTACGTGGCAAAGGCTTCCAAGCGCGAGCGCAATCGTGGGCTTGAGGGAATGCCTACGAAAAATGTGCATAGGTATGGCCCAGGCATTGGTGAAGGCATTGACCCAAATGCTCCATCTAAAGA